TAAAAAGTCAAAGTGGGTTTATTAAACACGCGACGGAGAGGCTCGCCCGGATGACGCGACAAAGACATAAAAAATGTACGCAGTGCGGAAAGACCAAGCCGCTAGCGTCATTCTATGTCCGCAGGTGGGGGGATGGAAAAGATGGAGCGTATTCGTGGTGTGCGGAGTGCTGCCAGAATGTGTATCCGCTGGTGAAGTATGGTGCTAGCGCACACACGATCGGAAACATCGTCCCCGCGTGTCAGAAGTGTAACTTTAAAAAACACGATAAGGATCCCAACGAATGGGCTGACTCTGTTGGGGTATCTTTGTCGGAAGTTTTGATGAAAGCCAAGATAACAAACAAACAGCCCATGGAGAACTAATTTGGTGGACTTTTCTTTGATAACTCAATCTCCCGAAATTCGCCCCCTCGTCCAAGAAGGCGCGCTTGAGCGCGCGTTCCACGATGCGCTCTTCCCGCGCATGCTCTTCCGCGGTGAGGCCACACCAGTGCTCTTCCCCGGCAACGTCGGTGATAGCATGATCTTCACCGGCGTCGGTCTGCGCAAGTCAAAACAAAAGCCGCTATCGGCCGGCACGGATCCAGTTCCGTCAAAGCAGCCATATGAGCAGTGGTCGATGACGATCGAGAAGTACGCGGACACCGATGACGTAGACTTGCCGACAAGCTACGTAGCGATCGCCAATCAATTCCTCCGGGCCGCCCATCAGATGGGCCTCGGGGCCGCCCAGTCGATGAACCGGGTGGTACGAAATCGTCTGTATGCGGCTGCGCTGTCTGGCAGCACCGTCGCGATCAGCTCTGACGGGTCGACCCCGCAGAGCGGGACGTCTCTGTATGTCAACTCGATCAACGGGTTCACGCGAGCCCGCCGTCCAGATCTGTCGACCGGTTCTCCGGTCAGATTTGATCCAGTGTCGGCGAACAACCCGCTGAAGATCAAGCTGTGGGACAACGGCGCGGAAGTTTCTCGGTTGGTCACTGGAGCGACAGCCGATAACGCTGGAGACGAGACTGGACCAGGCACGCTCACGTTGTCGGTCGGAACCACCTCGGTGGCCCACCGCGCGTATGTGATTGCAGACGATCGGTCTGCGATCGTCCGACCTGGCGGAGGCAACTCGGTTGTCGACGTCGGCTCGGGCGATGTGTGGAAGCTCGCGCAATGGCGCGAGGCGGTGGCAAAGATGTGGAACAACAACGTCAGCGAGTTTCCTGACGGATGCTTCCACTGCCACATGGACCCGATCTCTCAGACGCAGATCTTCGCAGATGCAGAATTTCAACGGCTGAACACTGGCTTGCCGGACTATGTGCTTTACAAGCAGTTCTGTCTTGGCCAGTTCCTCGGCACGTTGGCCTTCCGCAACAGTGAATGTCCTCAACCCGCGACGGTCGATCTTGCGACCGTCACACCTCCGGCCGTTCCGTTCGATGAGAACGATCCGTTCCCGGGTGAGCTTTACAGCACGGGCTTGTCGACAACGGGCGTGGAAATCCATCGTCCGCTCTTCCTCGGTCAGGGTCTCATCCATGAGTATTACATCGACCTGATCGGTGGGGCGTTCCTCAGCGAGGCAGGTGTGACCGGAAGGACCGGACAGTTCAGGATCACGAACAACGCGATCGAGGTCAACACCGACCGCGTGCAACTGATCATCCGCGCTCCTCTCGACCGCCTGCAAGACCAGGTGTCGGTCTCGTGGAAGTTCTGCGGCGATTGGCCTGCCCGCACTGACATCACGACCGGTGGAGCCGAGAGGTATAAGAGAAGCGTAGTGGTAGAGCACGCATAACCGACAATCGGGAGTCATCTACTCCCCGGGTGGACGCGGTAGATCTAGCCTTCTCTTGACCGCGTCCACCACGTAGTCGTAGTAAGGAGACATGCTTTTGTTTTCAATGTTTGGCCACAGGACTTTGGTCCTTTCCCGCTTCGGTGTGAAGCTGGGGTGGCCTTGCGACCCGTCGATGTCAACTTGTTTGGCATCAACACCAACGGGTCGTTTTTTGAGCGCCCGCTCTGACTGGCCTCGACTGCGATCCCCCCGTCCGGTCAACGAGGAGAGCAATGTCCCTGCCGTTCAAGCACGATCCCACTTTTGTGGATTCGAGTGGCGCTTTGGTTGTCGAGGGCAAACCCTGGCTTTGCCATGGAACCGCCCTCGACTCGTTGGCGGCCCACACTATCTCCGGCCTTCGGGCTTTGGCGTTTGTGTGTGTGGGCCTTTGGCCTGGGGCGCGGTGACGTGATCTGGCAGCAATTCTCCGCCACGGTTGCGGTATAAAAACCGGGCTGCTGTTTCTGTCTCCCGCCCCGCCGCCTTTAATCGAGGAGATAATGAACGATCGTCCACAAGATCCTGATGTGAAGTTTGGTGGATCGATCGTCGATACACCTAAAGGTCCGTCTATACAAATCCCGACCGGGCCCACGTTAGACAAACCGGTCGATCAACCAGAGGAGGCCAAAGATGTCAAAGAAATCCAAGAGTGAGCACGGAGAGAAACATTCTCATTCTCATTCGTTTCAAATCACGCACGGAAAGCCGGCAGAAGAGAAGCAGCTGGCAAAGCGCGAGGATGACACGCTCGCGTCGGGGATCATCACCGAGACGGGCGAGATGGTGAAGAGTTCCGAGATCGAGACCAAGGTGGTCAACAAGGTCGCCGAGCCGTCCGAGAAGAAACCAGAGCCGGTGAAGCCACACGATGATGGTCACCACAGCGCGCGAAAGTACAAGGTGCTCGACGACATTCAGTTCCCGATGAGGGGCAGCATGATCACCTGGCACAAGGGTGACGTGCGAACGATCGATCTCGACACGGCAAGGCGAGCAAGGGAAGCCGGGGTCAAGCTCGAAGAGGTCTAATAAATGCCACTTGACGCCTCAGAGCGCGAGAGAGTCAAGGCGCACCTTGGCTATCCGGCCGTAAATTCGGCCGCCAGTCTCCAGTTCGGCATCCCCAGACCGATCGAGACTATGTTCCTCGTCGAGTCGGCGATGACCCAGCTGCAAGAGGTCGGCATTGATCGTGTAAGACGAATTCTAAAGATCATGGATGACATCGACGATAAGTTGATCGATGCACAGGACCGCCTGGCGGCCGAGAAGCTCGACTCGTTGACGCTTCGCAAAGATGAGACCGACGCGCTGGAGACCGAGTATCAACGATGGGGATTCAGACTAGCAGACCAAATCGGCTGCCCGGTTTATTATTTGAGTCGTCGCTATCAGTCGGCGATGGGCTGCGTCGCCGGGTCGATCCCCGTCAGGGGGTAACACGTGACGACCAAGCCGTTCACAAAAGTTACTGACCTACAGCTATCAAAGACGCTGGCCCAGAAATTTATTCCACTCGTAGATCGTCTGAGAGACTTGAAAACCAAATTCGGTTTGGCCCCATATGTTGTGCGGATCATCCGGGTCCGGTGGTCTGGAGATCATCGAGGGGTCGGCACGCCGTCCGTCGAGAAAGAGATGGACTTGCTGCCCACCCCGAAGGTCATGGACCTCGGTACGATGACCGAGATTGTCCAGCCGATCGGTCTCGACGAGACTGGGACAATCCTGGTCACCGAGATAAGCGGAAGATTCACTGACGACCAGCTTCGGTTTATCGACGGACAAGAGCCGGAGAAAAACGAGGAGGTCTTCTACGAGATCGAATATCCACAGCCGGGGGGAAAGCCGACAATTCGTCGGCGATTCTATGTTAGAGGAACGCCTTTCTATCATGCGGGGCGTCTGCAATGGCAAGTGCGGCTAGAGCGTGCTCACCAAGATCGAGACGATCAGGGAGATCTTCAATAGTGGCCACGATCATCGTCAACATGAATCTCGCCCAGTGGTCGCACTATATGTCGACCTTGGGATCGAGATTTATGCCGGCGGCCATGCGGGGAGTTCGTTCGGGTGCCCTCCGGTGTGTGAGGGTCATGCAGGAGCGGACGGACACCGCGCAGCCGGCGAGTAACAACGGAACACCCGGTGCGGTCGATACGGGTGCCTACAGGGCAGCCTGGACGACCGCGATGTTACCAAACGGAGCGAGCGTGCTGAATAAGCGACCGTACTCACCAGTCATCGAGGGTGGTCGACGGATTGGTATGCCCGTCGGAAAACAGGGGATCATAAACATTGCCGACTGGGCCCACCGAAAATTACACATCCCGGTCGAACAGGCGCGGTCTGTTGCCTATGCGATCGCCCAGGAGATCAAGCGCAGAGGATTGCGCGCTAGGAAAGTTATGTCTGGCGGTCTCGGGAGAATGATCGAAGTGGTCAAGATCGAGATCGGGTCAGAGCTTGGTAAGGAGTTGCTGCGCCGATGACGATCCGATTGATCACCAAGACGGACGATCTCGCAGTCTCTCCGACTGACTATCGGGAGGTCGATGCAAAGACCGCGCTGACTCGTGGGCTTGCCGAGTACGTCGAGACCCTGGTCGTTAATGCGCCGGGAGGACGGAAGCTCAAGTTCGCCAACGTGCTCGACCACTATGCCGAGCCCGATGAGAAGGCGCAATTTCCAAGTGCGGCCATCTATGCGACCGCCGACGGAGTCTATGACGCCTCTGAATTTACTCCGCAGACTCCGAACGTGCGCAATCATGTGAGCGATGATCTGTATCTAATCAAGTCGTGTGAGCTGGTCCTGCCGATCATCTTCGAGGTCTGGGCAAACGACGTCGAACAGCGCCTGGCGCTCGTCATGGGTCTCGAAGAGTTGCTCAATCCGGTCGACTGGAGATATGGGTTTGTCGTCGAGCTTCCGTTCTATTTTAATGAGCGGGCCGTCTATGCGGTTCAATCTATGACGTATCCCGACTCGGAGGCTGAGGCGATCAAACGATACCGCCGGGCCGTCTATGCGGTCATGGCATCAATTCCGATCTGTAATGTTCGCCGCTATCCGTTGGCACAGACCAAGCTTGTAGTGGACGTTGAATGAGAAAACATGTAGTAGCGCAAGAAACTGAATAGGAGCTGACCATGGGTGCTGGTTTCGTTCGTAGATATGGAAGTGATGTAGGGGTAGAAGTTATCCAACAGATCGAAGGCGTGGTCATCATCGACGAACCACCTCCGGGGTCGATCAATGGCGTGGGATCCGGGACGGTATTTCATGTTGGTGAGTTCGCCGACATGGGTCTCGCTGTTGCTGTCGACGGCGCGGCGAACGTGACAACAAAAGCACAACCGACCGAGGTATTCGGATCGTCCGATTACGCAAACAAGTTTGGCGGGTTCGACTCGACGATCGGTGACTTTGGTGACTCGTGTGGCAATGGCTTCGCCGCTCTGTCGGGCAAAAAGTTCGCCCGGCTGATCATCGCGGCGATCAACCTATGCTCCTCCAAGGCAGTTCGAGTCTATCGTCAGCTACCCACATGTAAGAGCGCAACAAACTCAGCTCCGGTTGTCCTCATGCAGGCCGCGACGGTCGTGGCCGGTCGAGAATTTCGGGATGGCGCAAACCGTGTGAACATCGGTACAAGATTCTCATTCACCGCCCTCGGAGACTATGCACACGCGATTGACGGGGTCGTTGCGATCGCCGGCTATGGCGCCCAGCCCACTCAAA